CTCCTGACGACATGCAATGGACTAACCAGGAGGCACGCCTTGAAGAGCCTGGCAAGTTAGTGCACCACTCTAGCTATTTAGACGTGCCAGAAGAATTCATTGGTAAGCGATTTATCGAGCAGGCAGAGCAGCTTAAAGCTATTAATGCCAAAGCCTATGCCAATGAATACATGGGCGAAGAAACTGGTCTTACTGGCACAGTATTTGAAAACGTGGTGGCGCAGTCCATTACCTACGAAGATAGACTGCAGCTCAAATGGATTCGTTGTGGTGTTGACTGGGGCTATCAGAACGACCCGTTCGTGTGGCTCATGGTTGGTTATGAGCGCAAGACGCGCACGCTCTACATCATTGATGAGGTGTTTAATACCGAGACCTTAGATGATGTAAACATTGGAGAGGTTAAACGCCACTTAGTTGATAGAGACGATAAAGGCCAGCCGATCTATACCAACGAAGGCAAACCAGTCTACAGCAAGCACAAGCCGCAAAACGAAATACGAGCAGATGCCGCAGCGCCTAAGGATATAGCCACATGGCGGCATGCTGGCATGGCAATCATGGGCGCATCTAAACGTGTGCCTGTGGACGATGGCATCCGCTGGCTGCAGAAACGCAAAGCAATCGTGATTGATCGTGAGCGATGCCCGCTTGCATTCCAGGAATTCAGTCGATACCGAGCTAAAGAAGATCCGAACGACGGGCGATTCTTAGGCTATCCCGACAAAGATAACCACACCATCGACGCGGTGCGCTATGCCGTGTTCGATCTCATATCAGATCCAGATATACCTTAAGCTGAAAGGATGCACACATGGATAAAGGACTTAATAGCGCAGCTGGCAAATGGTTTAGAAGCCTAGGCTATGATAATGCCGACCTGCATACACCAATGGATTCCCACATTACGAATTGGTGGAGCTATATCCAGCAGGAAGGTAATCCGTTTTACTGGCTTGAAGAACCTGATAGCCAGAACCCAAAGCAGAAGAACAAGATCAAGGTACGTAGTTGCACG